AACTGACGAGAAGAACAAAGCCTATTAGCATTTAGTCACCCGATATTTTTGCTATCAAAGCGAGTAGAAGATTAGTTTTTGAGTCTTCCCAGTCCGCGGGGATATTTGAATTTTCTGTACTTCTGGCTGATTCAAATCCGCGCCAGAATGCTTTGCGCTCAAACTCAATAATATCATCTACATCCAATCCCGCTGGCTCCCGCTGTTTAAGCACCTCTAGTTTCTCACGCAGCGCTAGCAGTTCAGTAGCCATTTCTGAGCCAATATTTCCGTCAACATCAATTCGCTGTTGTTTTATATTCTCCAATGTTTCTTTACTCAGCATCTGCATTCCCCTCTACCAATTCAGTTAGTTTGTTCATTTACACCTCAAGCCCCAATTGCACAGCAAAGTGGTCACGCTTTTCGCAATAGTCGAGAGTGCCAGAGCTGTTATGTGATTCAATTCTTTCAACCATAACTGCAGCGCGTGTTTCTTTACTAAATGGCTGGTAAGTTCCCTTCCAATTCACATCCTTCCCGATGTTCTGCGCGACGTTTGTGCTGTCAGCTGACGCTAGCGGCAGGCGAGTAAAAATAGTTGGATTAAGCATCCGTAATCCGTGCAACTTGGTAATAGGTTGGCCGTTAACATCAACAACATGTCTGATAATATCTTTCAGTCTTGCTACTGCTTTCAGCGGTGATTTCACGTCATATTCACCGCAACTGCCGATCGCTACGCGGGGGTACTCATTACAGAGACGAATAAAACGATCATTGGATTCATTCATGTGCCAAACCGGCACTCCTGCAAATTTCCCATGAGGCCATTCAGCAAGCAGGACGTCATTTTCTTCCGCGCCGCCGTCGATAACGTCAGGGATAATTGCGAAGTCCAGACCGGGATGATTTTTCCAACGGTCAACAAAGTTGTAATAATCTGACCAATCTATTTTGTTCTTCCCAGCCTTTTTCCAAGTTGAAAATGCCCCATTATCCAGCGCAAATGTTTGACAGATTTCAGAAGCTAATCCGATTTGAGAACTATGGGCAAAAGAGATAAATGCATGTCTACCACGCCAAGCTTTAATCGCGCAGGTATCTGGCGTGATGGGGCCTCCATGGTAATGGATCATCACCCCCCCTCGACCTTGAAACCTGCTTTGATAATCTGTTTTTTACTGAATTCAACGCCAGCTACCCATGCTTCACATTGCTTTTCTGAGTACCAGTGAGCCATGTGTGAAACTGCGCCGATATCACAATCAGGGAATTCAACAGGCACAAGTAGCCGCGCCTCTGCTGCCTCTGCGCGTAGAGTTACGAATGTCAAAGCAGTATTTCTGTCCAGATATTGCTCTGTCATTTCCTTCACTTGCTTCTCTGCCGCTTCTAGCTTGGCTAGCAGTGCCTTGCCGCGTTCTTGCCAAGCCGTCCACGCCACATTGGCATCGATAAAGAAATAGCTGCCAGATTCATTGCGATTCATATGATGAGGGTGAAATAGGGAAATGAACCAAGTTTCAAATTCTTGGCGGTCTAGCTCTTCGATATGCTTATCCATCACTCACCTCCCCGCAGACTGGCGGCGAACTCTCGAAGATTACGCTCAGCTATTAATGCTGAGCCGGTTGGACATGTGGTATCGATAATGCCCGGCTTCAGGTCGCTTAAAGTCTTATCAGAAAGGTTAAAAATTGCGTATGCGATGCTGTTTGCAGCGTCTATAGCGACTTCTCTTGCATCACTTCTAAGGGTCGCGTTCTCAGCAACAAGCTGCTGCACTCTTGCAATAGTGTCACCCGCTACTGCGCCCTTAATGCCCAATGCCTCGGCAATCAGCGAACATGTATTGAGTGCTGAATCACGCTCAGCTTTTAACGTTTCATAATCAGTATTTTCAGACATAGAAAGTCCTCAGCAGACTAGCTGCTTTAAATGGGGTGGGGGATTAGGCTGCTTTAGGAATAGCTAATGATGCACGCTTGCACATGACTGATTTCAGCGTCCTGCCGGTTAGGTGAGCCACTTTCTCATCGGCATCCTTGCCGAGCAGTTGAAGTTCCTTTTTTGTCCATCTACGGGCCGGTCGATTTGAAATTAGGGTGACATCCATGTCAGAAGCTTTTGAGTAAACAGACTGGAGAGAGCGCTCAAGCTTTTCAGCTATCAGGCTGCTGGGCATATATCCAGCAACCTCTTTTATGAACTGCTCTTCGTATCCCTCCCATGGTTCATAGGGTTTTGTCATGACTACCTCACATTGGCACTTCTTCCATTTCAGCCTTACGGATGCCGTAGATGTCAGTAGCCTTTTCGAGTTGGTCATGATGAGACGCAAGAGCTCGCTGTGTGTACTTGAAGAATTTCTCTAGTTCTTCTACTGACTTAGCGTTACTGGCTGCACTGGTAAAATCGGCGAGTAGGACTTCTGGCGAGCGCTCATCAACTTTTGTCGGCTCCAATTCACCCTCGATCGGCTCCGCTTTCTTGGTGTTGATCATCTTGTTTAGGTCGGCATTGGTGCGTGGAGTTACATCTCGCTCAGGCTTTGGTTTTCCATCCAGTTCGTCTGTAGAGTAAACGCCGAGAATGACTTCTGGGCAGTACAGGCGTGACCAGCGCTTAACAGCGAGGTAGGCAAGTTGTTGCTTCGGGTCGCTGGCCCATAGGGTGGAATTTCGTACTTGGGCCTGAGAAAGTAATAAAGTCAGAACGCGCGGTTCATCTTCACCTTTCATCGTGGCCCAAACCCTGACCCCAAGTCCTTTCTCATCAGCCAGAGTCCAGTCTGGCGCTATATATTTATTTCCGTTCTTTGAAACTTTCTCTGCAAACTTGCCGATCACATTTTCCCATGGGCCAAACCATTCATAATGGATTCGGTCTTTGGTAGGGGCCATCGCATAGATCACCGCGTTAACAAGTTGTGCTTCATAACCCAATGTGCCGCTGACGACGTGAGTCTTTTGAGCAACAACGAATGGGTTCATGCCCCACTGAACAGCTTGCATTGCCACTGCCATGCAGTCAGCTTTATTACCGGCAAGATGCGCGGGAATAGTTGAACGACCACTTGCCATAAGTGTCGCGAAATTCTGAATCGCCATCAGGTTTTGAGGGCTGAAAATCGCTACGTTTGCATTTGTGATGGCCGGCTCATTGCTTAGCTCGAGATTTGCGATGTCAGTCATTGTTCTTTTTCCTTGCCCATGCAGGGCGGTAGATGGTTTCTACACCGCCCCATTCGTTGCTGAGTCGGCATTCGTGATAGGTTTGCAGGTTCTTTCTGTACAAATCATGCCCAACTGATACATCATCAGCATCAAGCTGAAATACGCGGGTTGGGTATCGACCGCAGCTGATGGTTTCGCTTACTGCGATAAACAGAAATGTCGGGTATTCATTGAAGTGATTGAGATAGCCATCCCGATACATGGCGTCCTGTACGTGATACCGGAATTCTTCGATGTGTCGTGAGAAGCGATCCATGTCAGCCACTTTCTTCACATCCACTATGATTGGCTGACTGGTGAGAAACTTGTCCGGTCTGATCCGACATAGTTCCGATGTTTCTTCATCCGTCCAATAGATTGACGATTCGCAGTATCCTTCCGCTTCTAAAAAATATCTGGCCGCTGGATGGGCCATCGCACTCCCTTGCATCAGTTCCAGCTTCCGGTGCTGTTCAAAGTCCATTATGGTCTTCCCTGACTCTTCACATTCTTTCAGAAAATCCTTTTCCGCTGCCTTGCCTTCATTTGTTCTTCGGTTGAACTCCGGTGCTTTGATGAATCTTTTACCGAACTCATCAGGCTCAAGTAACAGACAGTGGAGCGCTGTACCCATATCCAGCGCCTTTAGCTTTTCCGTATCCACTGGCGCTGTTTTCTTCCACGTTAGTATTGCGGGGTTAATAGCCACATCATCTAATTGCGACTTACTTACCCCTGGCCCCGAGTGATAATCCTCGTTTGAAATATCTTGATAGTGGCCCGGCTCCATCACGCCGCCTCCTCATGCCCGTCAATCATCATTGCTCTCTCACACTTCGCTGCAATAAACATTGAGTCCCACAAAAATTGAGATGCCTTCTCTTGGAAATCACAGTTATTAAGCATCAGGTGAAGTACCTTGTCGTCTAAATCACAGAATCCAACACGCTTGAATAGCTCTTCAATGTGCTTAATTTTTATTTCTGTATTTAGCTCGGCGGTTCGCGCTTCCAGCGCTTTTTCGTCACGATAATCAAATCCATTTATTATTTTATCGAGCGCCATAACTTGGGTGACATTCATAGCGGATTCCCCTTTGAGCGTAGAAACTCGACTATCTTGTCCAGCAAGCTCTTGCGTGGTGGGGGAGTGAAGCTTGCCGAAGTGAGACGATAAGCCGGTGAGTGCTGAATTTTTGTCAAATAGTTAGTAGAGCAGCCCGATGCGGTCTGCCCAGCAAATGCATGTTGCATGGGATACTCCGGTTTAATTAGTAAGTGATACGTACGGAGGAAATGAGGTTTTTAGCGATAGCGGCTACACATTTCTGTGCGCAATCTTCTGGCAATCCGTTTGCAATTAAGTCTGCTACCGCTTGGCGGTTGATGGTGCGACGGTGTTCAACATCTTTCGCGCGGGCCTCTGCCTCATCAGCAACACGTTTCTCTTCGGCTAAACGTGCATCTTCTTTCTGCTTGGCTTCGCGCTGGATACGGTCAGCGGTTTCCTGCGCTTTCCGTTGTTCGGCTGCGATAGCTTCCTGCTTCTCGCGTTCTACACGTTCAGCTAACTCTTTAGCATCACGTTCAGCTTTGGTAGCGGCATCCTTGGCAGCCTGTTCAGCTCGTTCCTGAGCTAGTTTTGCATCGCGTTCACGTTGCTCGGCTGCTTCGATGTCACGCTTAGCTTTTTCCTCAGCTTCGCGCTTGGCTTTCTCTGCTGCTTGCTGAGCAATGAGTTCTTCATGGGCCTTGCGCTGGCGCTCAGCTTCTTCAGCTTTTTCTTTAGCGTCACGGTCGAAAGCGTCATTCATCAGCAGGGCCATTTCGTGAGCCACTTCAATTTCTGCCGCTAATTCTTCAGCTTTTTTCTTGGCTTCTGTTTCCTGCTTTAATCGTTCCTGCTCAGCTTCCCACTCAGTCAGTGGTC